CCCTCTAGGGGCGCGGGCGGGTTCCTCTCCGAGGATTGATCAATCCTTCGCAGTTATCCCGCTCTCTGTAGCTCCTAGCGCTAGCCCGGGCAGAAGCCGCCCTAATGCCGTAGGGATGCGCGTTACTCAAAGCTTCCAGGTGGAGCTAACTAACTTGGTAAAGCCAGGAGATCACGGGGCAGCGCCCGCGCAAGCGTTAACGGATCTCCATACCGCTTGGAAGTATATTCTAGCGGATGCTACTACGCTTAGCACAGATAGCGCAGCTATAGCGTTTACCGCAGCTAACACTAGCTACGAGGGCGGCGGGGCTTTTCTTCTTACACGTTTCCAAGTCTCGATAACTTACGGGCTTGCCCTAAATGTCTAGGATAGAAGTACCGATTAAGCTAAAGTCTATAGAGGCTTACATTATAAAAAAGCACGGTAGACTGCGACAGCTCACAGATAAAGAAGTAGCAGTAGTAGAGTTAGAAGCGGATCGGATCCTTAGATACATAAAAAGAAATTGGCCGGTAGACACTGGGCGATCCCGTTCAACCTGGACCTATACAATAAATAGAACTCCGGGCGCTCTCTCTATTAATATCGCTAACCGTACTTATTATAGCTCGTGGATAACGGAGAAAGGCGATCCTACTGTGAGAGAGGCAGGAGAGAAGGCCGCCCTATTTTATCGGCTAGTACCGGAGGCTTTTAGGGAGCGTAAAACGGCGATCCTAAATCGTACTAAAAGAGCGATAGATAAAACAGAAGATGAACTTTTAGTAGCTAAAGAGCTAGCGTCTATAGTCCCGGGCGCGGATAGAGCTAGCAAGGTTTTCGATCTGCTCAATCCTTACAGCGGCCCACGGTTTAGAAGGCGTAGCTAATGGCTAATAAAATCGCGAAAGTAGAGCTAGAGTTTACCTTACCTAAGATCGGCGGCGTTCTTAATCGGGTAACTATGGAGGTACTAGAGGACTTCGGAGAAGAGGCCGTAAAGCAGACTAAAAAAGACTGGACCGGATGGGCCTACGGTAGACAGTACAGCCCGCCGCGTAAATACTACGGGCAGCCGGGAACCTCCCGGGACGCGTGGAGATACGAGACTTTTTTTACTCGCCCGCCTTATCGGGTAGAGATTCTAAACGAGGCAAAAGATCCGAGAAGTAAAAAGGGTTACTCTTATTTCGTACATAGGGTAAACAAGGATCCAGCGAAACTGGAGGATCGCGAATGGTTCCAGGTCAAAAAAAATATACTGGAAAACGTAGCGCCTAAAGCAGTCGCCTTGTTTAAGGAGTCCCTTTTAGATAATATGTCTAAGCAGACAACTACGAGACGTTACGATCTTACCGAGCCGGAAAGCGTAGACGTAAATAGAGATTTAGAACTAGAGCTTTAAACTTATATCGGAGAAAACCGAATAAAATCAAGGAGTTATAATGGCAGCCTCTACAGTGGTTAAGGTTCCGCGAGACGGGCGGATCGTTCTTTCGGATAACGGCGGATCTAATACTTACTCTGTCGCTTACGAAAACGGAGACTTTAGCTTCGATAACCTTACAGAACAGGCAGACCGCATTATTGTAAGAGATCGCGGCTCTATCGTGGGACTGCGCCGCGGCGACGATCCCGTGGGCTCTCTTTCGTTTACGGTTCACATGCGAGATTTTGCCGGAACCGGATCAGATGTAACGCTTCTAGACGCGATTACCGGAACGGGCACCGCTGCATCTTTTGTTAGCGTGGGCGGAGACGCTTTTGATATGTATCTCCTAGATGTTATTTTTGAGGTAGAAGGCTCCGATCATAATGACGCCGGAGACCACAAAGCTACATTTAATAAGGTGCTTTTGACGGCCTCATTTAGTGAGGGATCGCCTAACTCCATTTCCGTTACTGGAGAAGTCTACGGCGGGATCACCTACGTGCAGGCCTAAGCCTTTAGACGGACGTAGAGGCGACTAGCCTATTAAAAACCTAAAGCCTTAAGGAGGGGCTTAACTATGCGTAAAAGTATCGAGTTAGCAGGAGTAGGAGAAGTAGCGCTAGCGCCTCCCCGTTCTCTAGTAAGTGTTTCGGATCTGATTGCGGAGTATTCAGGAGCAGATCGCAGAAGAGCGCATTTAGCGCGGCTGTCGGCGGCTGCTATTGGTTTATGCTGGGCTAGATCGAATAAGCTAAACGCGCCGATCTATAACCTCAGCGGCGGCGATCTTATTGAGTACGGCGGACAGGTTTTAGAGTTCCTGCTTAAAAATAAAGTTACCGTTTCGTCTGTTTACTCTAATGCGTCGGATCTGATTAACGAGCTTTACGAACTACTTCCCAAGGAAACGGAGGTTAGCGAGGCTGCTAATTACTTTCGCGGAGAAGGGGAGGACGGATCTAGCGATACTGGAGATAGAGAAGCAGTGGTCTAAATATCCCGGCTGGTTTTACGAGCAAGATCGGGAAACTCAGATCCTTTTATTAGCTAGTCATAGAGTGAGAAACACCGCGCCCGATAAAATGCAACGGGACGCAAAAGAAAGAAGCGCCGCCCTTTTAAGGCAGCGTATTAAAGACTATCAAGAGAGGGATCGGAAATGGCTACAGACATAGGGGATCTTAGGCTAACAGCCTCCGCGGATACTTCCGATCTAGAGCAGAAGCTAGCCCGGAGCGCGGAAGCATTAGACGAGGTAGGTAGCCACGCTAAAGGGATGGGAGCGGATACACAGGCCGCTTTTGAAGACTTTCAGACTAATACGCAGGTAGCTTTAGACAACGCCCAAAAGCAGATCGACGAACTAAAAAAAGCTATACAGGGCCTAAGTAACGAGACAGAAAACCTTCCAAGTAGTACCGATCCCGCTACTCAAAGTATGGACGGTTTTAAAGATACTATGGGAGACGCCGATAGCTCCTTACAGGGTTTAGCCGGAGCCGTCGATCATGTCTCGCCCGGTATGGCTAACCTTATGAGAGTTACGGGAGACTTCGCAGGGGGCGCGGAAGCTGCGGTTAATGGCGGTAATCTGCTCGCTAAATCTCTTGGCGCTCTTACTTCTCCTATGGGGCTAGTCGCGCTAACTGCGGCTACTGTAGGCGCTACGCTTCTAGCTATGTCTAGAGACGCCGGTAAAGCCGCTATTAATACCGAGCATCTAGACGAGGCTCTAAACGCTCTACAGGATACGTCTAACCGCGTTAGCGCTACGGCTTTAGAACTTAGGGTAGAAAGTGGGGAGTTAAGTAGCTTAGAAGCGCAGCTAGAAAACGTAGCTTCTACAGTCCGGAAAGATATGGCCCCCTCGTTAGAAGCGGCTAGGGCTCCTTTCGCTCTATTCTTCGAGGCTGTAGAGACAGCGGAAAAGAACGTATTTAAACTAGAGGAAGGGCTTTTTGCGGCTACCTCCGGCGCTATCCCTGCTACCGGGCGGGAAATCCAAAACGCTAGAGCTACCCTAGTAGAGTATAAAGAAGAGCTGCGAGCGGCAGACGACGCCCTTAAGGTAGTTACCTCCGGAATGGGAGACGCCGCTATAGCTCTGCGAGGCGTGCAAGATAATATAGAGAGAGAGATCGAGCTTCGAACCGAGCTTATTACTTTACGCATAGCAGAAGCGGAAGAGAGAGAGCAGGAGAAGCGGGATCGAGAAGCGGAGGCGGCTAGACAGGAACGCAGGCGGAAACGTTTAGAAAGAGAACGTAAGGAGCAGGAGGCGCTAAGAAAGCTAGAGCAGCAGCGAGCGGAGGCGCTGCGCCTGCTAGGAGGAGAAGCGGAAGCTAGCCTTAATCAGGAACTTAAAGCGCTTAACGAACTAAAAGACGCGGCGGTTATTACCGCTGAGGCTTTCGACTTCCTTGCAGAAGAAGCAGCAGCTAGAGCAGACGCCGCAGCGCTAGCAGAAATCCAAGCGAGAAAAGACGCATTAGGGGAAATCTTAGACGTTACCCGAGACGCTAACGCGGATATTATTTCCGCTAGAGAGCAGCTAGATCAGGACGCGCAGGAAAGAGTAGAGGCGCAATATAAAAGAAACCACGATCTTACTCAGTCTATAAAAGACGCAGAAGAAAGAGCGCTAGCATTTACTAAACATAGATTAGATCAGGGCGAGATCTCAGAAAGAGAAGCGGCGGATCAGGTAGCTAAGATTAAGCAGGACGCGCTTTTAGAAAGTATGCACCTAGAGCTAGCCCACGAGCAAGCTCTAACGGCGCTTCACGATGAGGAAAGCCGGAAGCGCATAGAGATAACGCAGGCCGAAAGAGACGCGCAGATCGCGCAGCTACAGGAGGTAGCTAACAGGGCTAACGAGTTCGCTACGCTTGGTACGAACCTCCTTAACTCTCTTTCCGATCTTGCATTCTCTAACCTCAACGCGCAGCGAGAAGCCTACATAGCGCAGGCAGGAGAAGACGCGGAGGAGAGGGAAAGACTAGAAAAAGAGTTTAACGAAATGCACCGCGGCGAAATGCTTAAAGCGTTTAGCAGACAGCAAGCCGCTAACGTTCTTACTGCTACGATGAACGGAGCGCTAGCTATTACTAAAGCGCTAGCGGAGCTGGGGCCGGTGGCAGGCGCTATAGCGGTTCCGCTTATCGCAGGCGCTACAGCAGCGCAGATCGCAGTAATCCAAAATCAAAAGCCTAGCTTCCATCAAGGCGGGATCGTATCCGGAGACGGAGATCAGCAGATCACCGCGCAAGGCGGGGAGGCGGTACTAAACAGGAACGCAGTAGCTAACATAGGAGAGGACGGCGTTAACAGCCTAAACGCGGGCGGGGGCATGCCTCAATCGCTTACGGTTAACCTAATGTATAGACAGCAAGTCTTTAATCAAATGATCATAGATAACATTAGGACCGGCGGCGCTTTAGCTATCAATCTTAAAGAGGTACAAATGAAGGCTAGCCTAGGACTGATCGGGGGACTTCTTTAAATGTCTCAATATAACCAGAACAGTTACCGCGGGATCTTGGTTCCCGATCCTAACATTACTAAAGACACGCTAGTAACTACCGGACTTACGCAGGCCGGTAATAGCGCCGGAGTTCCGGAACCTCAAAGCGATACAGATCTAAACCTAGAAGCCACGGGCGATCAATCCGCAGGGAAAGATCTTAGGATCAAAACTCAGACCGGAGGACACGGCGGAAGAGGCCGCGCCGGTTTTATCTGGAAAGACGCCGCCGACGCTAGCACGGCTTTTAGAGGATGGGATCCGCCCTCTGCTTTATCCGCTTGGAGATCTGTAGAATGGGAGGCAGTTAGCCCGGTAAACGATTCAGACGATCCGCACCTTATACCGCTCGCTAATAATACTGCGCTCCTAGTTTATAACGTAGAGGAGGGATCGCCCGGTTCTACCGAGTCCGTAATTAGATCTAGGATCATTAATGAGAACGGAACGATCTCTAGCGCTGTAGAAATCTACGAGGCCGCTAGCGTCTACCGCTTGCATCCTACCGCGCTCCAGCTTCCCAGCGGGCGGATCCTCGTTTTCTATTATGTAAAAGACTCCGCTACTAATACTATGCAGATCGGAGTAAGCCGATCCGATGATAACGGCGCGACCTGGGTAGAGGTTACTAAAGCTGCGCTGTCCTCTGCTATTGATATCTCTAGCGCTGTTAGCGCTTACGATCTTAATCTGCGCCCCTACTCTAAACTGCGCTGCGCCTATGCTAACGGACAGGTTTTGCTTTTAGCCGGTGCCTCGTCTAATCTTACTTCTACTTACCGCGGGCGCGTCCTCCAATTTGCATCGGACGATCTGGGCTTTAATTTTGATCTAGTTAGCGTTTCCGGCGGCTCTAATCTTAGGATCGTGCAGCCCGAGATCTTAGCGGATCCGTCCGGCTTTAACGTTTTCTTTATCGGGTATAACGCAGGAGCAGGAGCCTACGAAGTAATGCGTAGATCGCTAGGTACGGCCTACGATCCTTTATCCGGTGCTCCCGATCTAGATAATCCCGACTCACTTACCGCCGGTAACTTTTCGCCTGCCGCGGTTTCTACCTATGTTTTTACCGACGCAGATCTAGCAGTATGTAGAGACGCGGACGGATCGGCTTATGTTTTCGTCCGCGGTAAACAGACTAGCGGAACGGGCGCTAGCGCTGAACTAGAGCAGATTAGAGTAGGCGTTAACCGTGCAGGCTTCTACGGTATTACCGGAGACGTAGAACCGATGGGGCAAGGCACTAGAGGAACGGACGCAGGATCCGGTAATGTCGGTAATGTCTGGAACGGTAATAGCACGGCTAACAAGTGGATCCGCCCCTCCGCCTGCTATCTCGGTGGCCGTATTATTTTGGCGCACGGTTGGGATAACTCTACCTCTACTTCAGACGACGAGGGTTTAGGCCTTGCGTATCTTGGGGGCTACACTCAAAAAACCTTACCAAGTTTTGATCAGGGCGGTAACGATGCTAGGCGGCTTACTTGGGATCGGACTTGGGTTCCTATCGAACTGCCTAATAATATGGGATGGACTGCGTTAGTTAGCGGCGGCCCGGTAGTAGATTTAGACGCGGGTTATATTCAGATTACTACGACTGCGGATCGGCAGCTCTATAAGTTCGTCTTACCGGGCGACAGCTCTACGACGGAGATCATAGACGGCGGGATCGTGGCGCACTGGGCTTTTGAGTTCGTAAGCCATAGCCTAAGCGCCGACGCTATTAGGGTAGATATAGATCTAGAGCAGTCCGCCGCCTCTTATGGCCTGCGGGTTTATTTAGATGCGTCTACTATTACGGCTTACGATATTCAGGCTAGCGCCGTCCGCGGTACTGCCTCCGTTACTGGAACTTCTCCGGGCGTAGAATGTTTAGCCTACTTTAAAGATAATAAAGCTAGCGTCTACGTTAGAGCTAGGGACTACGCTAAAGATAAGGCGTGGACTACGGTATGCGAAAACGCTACGCTAACGGACGGCGGAGCAGTGGGATCGCCGGATCCTCGTATCATTTTCGGAAACGGCCCCGCCTCTACCGCTGTTTCTAAATGGTACTGGTTAAACTTCTCTTCCCTTACTTACGCCTGCGGCGCTCCTTATGCGGCTACGGCTTTCGTTAATCCTACGGATCTTAAAGGCCGCCCCTACGGAGCTATTAAGAGTACCTATGTAGAAGATAACGTAGCTATTAGATCTACGGATGGGCCTACGGTAGCGGGCGACGAGTGGTCTATTACGCCCGCTTTTAGCTACGCCGCTACTAATGTTATTCCAAGCGTAGAGCCGTCGCCGCGGGTAGGGTGGCGATCTACGCAAGTCGCAAGCGCTGAAACTTTGCAATGGGATATCGCTAGCCCACCTGCTTACAGTACCTTAGGGATCGTTCTAAGAAACGCTAACTTTAGAACGGCTACCCTTTACGGCTGGGATGCGTCCGCAGGATCGCCCGCTTGGGCTTCCATTGCATCTATCGACACTGCAAGCGGACAGGAAAGCTTAACCTTTACTAGGTTTCAAGACTCTATTTTGGTAGCTAGCGGCGCACCGGGATCTAGATATTTTGAGTTCGACGAGCTTAAAGACTGTACGGTAGAACTAGTAGGCCCGAACTCCTCCGGCATTGCTACGACGCAGCGCCTAAAGGTTACGCATAATAGCGCGGGAATATGGGACGACGTTAGCGGACAGCAAAAGCCGATCATTAAAGTAAGCGGGTGGGGCGCGTTAACTACGCCCGTTAGCGGCTCTATGCGGATTTACTCTAAGGACTTTTCGGTAATAGTCCATAACTCCGGTAGCTATTCTAAATACACTAAGTTCAAACTAGAGATCCCGGCGCAAGGTGTAGCCGTAGGAGAGTCCTATTTTACTATAGGCCAACTTATTATTGGCGGCGTCTTTTTGTTTAGTCGCGACTATTCGCACGGGCGGATCATAGACTCGGAACCTAATACGCAGCTAACGACATTTAGAGACGGATCGCGGCGCTCTAAAAAGCTAGGCGAAAACCGGCGGATCATTCAGTTCGGATGGGGAGAGGGAATAGATACCACTCCCCTAAACGGTACTCAGATAACGACGGCGGGCGATTACGTTACCGGAACTACTACTAGCGGCGCGGCTACCGTAGCGCTTCGCGGAGATATGGCTAGCGTTATTACTGAGCTAAATAGATACACCGCAGGCCCTAACCTTCCTTTGGTTTATTTCCCTGCTATTCCCGCAGGCAGTAGCGGTAACGATACTAAAAGCCTTCAAGGTAGACAGGGGGCCGGGATCTACTGTCGTATGCTGGGAGGCGTCTCGCTGGATAGCATCGTAGGCGACGAACTCCAAGCGAGTAACGGAGAGCTTTTTAGGATCGCTAATATCACACTAGAGGAAGAGCTTTAAAGTGGGTAGACGGTTTACAGCCGAGGAGCTTTTAGAAGCCGATCCGATCTGGATTTTGGATCTTAATTTGGCCGGACAGGTTTACCGCTTCGCTAGCGAAAACGTAGAGATCCAAGATCTAAACCTAAATAAAACCTATCGCTATTTAGGTACGCTTTCCGACGTAGACTTTACGTCTAGCGCTAGTTTTTTTGACGCCGATCTAAGCCTGCCTTCCGCGGGTGTTACCGTAGTTTTTGACGTGGATCTAGCTGAGCTTATTAGCCGCGGCGCAGATCTCGGAAGCGCGGGCGCTGAATTAAGTTTATGGCTAGTCGGTAATAACTACGACGATAGGCAGACAGTAGTAAAGGGCACCGCTACCACTGGAGAATTTGGGGCAGCGGGGGAGCCGGTTAAGTTTATGATCGAGCCGGAATGGTTAGAAACCTCTAAGGCTATACCAGGTCCGGCGGCTTTCGTTTCTGGAGACTCATTTAGCAACGCCGCAGAAAACGCGGAGGGCTTAGCCTATCCCGTTATTATCGGTAAGCCGGGGGCTTATGCACGGTACGCCGGATCTCCTGCTTACGTTATTAATACTAGTACCGAGCTACTTCTAATAGCAGACGGGATCGTAGATGCCTCTACCGTTAAAATAGAAGATAGCGAGGGGAATACGGTAACCGGTAAAGCTGTCCTTAATGCTACCGATAGTTTAGGGCAGGCTTATAGCTACGTGGATATTAGTGGTTTTTATGTAGCTGGACGATCCTATTTTACACACTGGAACGACGGAAGCAGCGAGCCCGGAGGAGGCGGCGGAGGTATTCCGCTCGCATTCGATAAGCGCCCGGAGGACTCTACAGGAGACGCGCCTGGAGGTTATTTAACTAACGCCGGAGACGTGATCCGCTATCTGCTTCTGCGCTCCGGCTTGCCATTAGACGAGGGGCGGACGGTTGCAGCTTGTGAACAGCTCCAAGATATTAGTCTTAATGGATATATCGGAGAGCGTACCGACTGCCTAGAAATCCTAAAAGACGACGTTTTACCCTTAGTTCCTGTTTCGTTAAGGGCAGGAGTTAACGGCGTTTACCCTATCGTCTGGAGATACTGGGCTAAAGTAGAGGACGCGGCGGCTAACCTTACCGCTGATAAAGACATTTTTAGAAACGGCGGGATCCGTTACGAGGGTAACCGGATCGCTAACGAGTTCGTCTTTAAATGGAGGCATAACGCTAAGCGTAATAAGCTAACTAAAACCTCTACGCTTACCGGGGATCCTTCCGTTAATGTCGGCGGCGTCGTTATTGATAATACCTTTAGGGAGCAGACTAGCGCCGTTAGCCGTAATATCTACACGGTTAACAGCTACAGTAAATACGGAACTAGATCTAAAACGATCCGGTCTAGATTTATCGGATACCCTAAAGACGCGTTCCGCGTTTTAGCGTGGAAGTCGCAGGCGGAAGGGCAGCGCCATAAAAGCATTAGCTACTTAGCTCCTTTTAAATATGCGTGGCTAGAACCCGGGAGCGTAGTAACCATAACGGATCCCGAGTTACATTTAGTAGAGCAGTTAGTTTTAGTTCGTTCTATTGAATGGGCGCAGGACTCTTTAGTTTTAGATCTTTTATTAGTTCCTAATCTCTTTACTGATAAAATAACGGCGGGATAATAGGAGGCCCGATCTTATGGCTTACTCAGCTACATTTACTCTAAATCATTTGGGCGGACGTAATTACCGCCTCGTTATTACTGAGACGGAAAGCGGCGCAGCTACGGAGAAGGAGATTACCGGCCTGCCTAAATACGGGCGGATCTGTCAGCAGCGACTAGTAAAAACCGCTGGCTCTGCTACTACGTTCGCGCCTATTTTGCAGGAGGCAACCGGAGCAGCTAACGCCGGTTATACAGTGGTACAGGCTACCGCCGCCGCCGATCAAAATAATACACTCGATCCGCCTGCTAAATATGTAACTACAGACGGCAAGCTCTACCATCGTAGTGTCTGCGATACAGGATCGGACACGTCCGTTACAATTATTTATGATATTCAGGCAGGCTGGTAAAGTCTAATAAAAACAGGGGTTTACGATGGGCGTAGCTAAGCCGGTAGTTATCAGTTCACGCGGAGAAAAACGCAACGCCGATCAGGGCGGAGGAGGCGGATCTAGTAACGCTTGGAGAGACTTTACTAGTTTAGACATTACGAATTTGTCTTTATGGGAAGTAAGACACGGCTTAGGCAGTACGGCTAAAAGTGCTACGGTTAGTTTAGACGGAGACGTTTTAGTCTGGAACTGTCCCACTTCTCCTACTAGCTCTACGGAAATTAAACCGGGCACCGCCCGCGGAACGTTTCTTATTTTTAAACAGCACCTTAACCCGTGGACGGAATGCGGCTTAAGTCTACCTTCCGGCGTATCTGCTAACGAGTTTTATCCGGACGTTTTTAATCTTACTGTAGAAGTAGAGACGGACACGATCCCGATTAACGGCCCGCTAGGATCGCTTACAGGTAACCAGTACGGAAGACATATGCAGATCGGAGCGGGCGTGGTTAGTTACTCCTCCGACCAAAGCGGATCGCCTGCGTTGCCGGATGCCTCTAGCGGTTTCGCTATGGCTCGTATGTTTAAAAATCTCGGAACTAATCCGGATAACAGCGAGGACGGGACTAACCTTTACAAGTCTGGTTATCTCACTGGTAACGCTACAGGAACGGTAACCGGTGCCCGCTGGAAGTGTCAGCCCACAGGAGGAGACACTAGACACGATAGTTTAATTTTTCAGGCTAGCTTCGGACCCGTAGGCCTTAACAGCGCTAACCGTCTGCTAGTACAGGGCGGAAGCTACAGTAAAACTAATCCGAGAGTTAGAGCGCTCCAAAGCGGAACGGGGCAAACTGGAACGGCTACCGCGTTTAGCGGCGCGGATAATAAGTTTATCCATATCGCTATCAGCTTCGGCGCACAAAATAACACGGGCGGAAACGGGGGGAGCTGTCGCATTAAATCTGTCCGTTACCTTTTGCAGCCGTTACAGAATAGAGAAGAACTCACGGGGGCCTAATGGACTTGGTTTTAATGAAACTTAATAGCAGCTCCGCCGCGTCTAATATCGTAGACGAGGTAGCAGCGGGATCGCTTTGGGGCGTAGATCTTGGAACTACTAGTAAAGCGTCGTCTTATGATAGTTACGCGCTAGTAGAAGCTACGGCTAACCGCGTTTCTAATCTAGTCGCAGCCTGCCCCGATTCTGTTGATCTGCTTCTGCAATATCATAACGCTCCGGCATTTACGGATCTTACTGAGGATAATAAATGTTGGTTTCTGCGGGGCCGCCTTTAGAGGTTTAAAAAATGGAACAGCGCGTAAGAAAACTAGAAACGGACGTAGCGGTTTTAGGTAATCGACAGGATACCGCGGAGGCGGAGATCTCCTCTATTAGAGAGGACGTTAAAGAAATCCGCAGCGACATAGCAAAAGCGCAAGGCTTAATTATTGCGGTAACCGTGATCTCTCAGATTATCGGGATCCTAATGGTGCAATAATGGAAGGGGACGTAGTAGCGCAATATATCGATCTATCTATGACGGTCGCGTTTATTGGCTATCTAGTCGCACAAAATAAAAGAATGGGTGCGCAGTTAACTAAAATGTCTACTAAATACGAAACGTTTATAGAGCGCCTTTTAGATACTAAAAGTAAGGAGGGATAATGGCTAAACGCGAAAGGGTAGGACGCCTATTTAAAAAAACCGTAGAGCTATCGGAAGTAATGCACCCGGGCAGACGGAAAGGTAAAGCAAAAAAGAAATGGGCCGTAGAGTTTATTACTAAAGAACTTAATAAACGTTTAGATCTGCCTCTGCTAAATGAGGAACAGGAAGCCGCCGTTATTGGGTGGGCGGTAGATATCGTAGTAGATTTAGTCTCCGATAAAGTAGGTTTAGATGGGAAAGCCGACTAGCTATAAGCGCTACGGTTATCCTATGTTACCGCCGATCTTACAGCGGGTTAAATCCGCTGGTTTTAAGGTTTTTGATAATGGTAGATGGGACGTTAATCTAGTAGCCATTAGATCCAAGGATCGCACGGCTGGAGCATATGACGATCTGATCTGTATCGCGGCCCGCGAATATGTTAACGGGCCGTGGGTCTGTAGATATTACCCTTGCACGGTTGACCCGGGGGCGGAATGGGAAGCCCGCGGCGGCATGCGTCCGGAAGGCGTAGCAGTAGTAGCTAACGGGCAGCACCGCGGAGCGTATTCTATTGGCATCCATAGACGAGGAAGTAAAACCGCGCACGAGGCCTTAGTGCAAACCGGCCCTATAGCTATTTACAGGGACGCTAATAGAGACGGGCGGATCGATATGACAGGGCCGCGGCTAGAAGGCCAGCGCGTGTTTTGTAATATCCATAAAGGAGGAACCTACGGGCAGGCTGTAGGCTTATGGTCTGCCGGATGCACGGCGATCCCGCGTCCCTGGTTTACCGACTTTATGTATCATATTAAAAAACAGATAGAGTTTAATCCTAGCTGGAAAACTTACACCTACACGATCTTACCGGAGGAGTAGAGAGAATGGATCTTAGCGCATTTAAAGAAAAGTTTAAGGACACTAAAGTTAAAATCCTAGTAGGCGGCGGGATCGTAATCGCTGGAGCTTGGGGATCTTGCACGTTTCAAGGTTCAACGGATAGCGCGGTTAGTCCGAAATCGGAGGAGGCAGCGCCCGCAGAAGTGGAAGCGCAGCCCGGAAACGAGGCAGAAGCAGAAGCAGAAGCCGATAAAGCAGCGCCGCCCGCGGAGTAAGATTAAGCCGGACGGGGCTAGCTTTCAGGCTATCCATAGGCCTTACCCTCCTTAGGCCTGCTCCGTTCCGGCGCTCCGTGTTATTCTATTCCCTTCCTAAGGAGGGATAATGGCTAATCAAATTTCTATTAGTGGTAATCTAGGTAATGATCCGGAGATCTCCGTAACTGCAAAAGGAGACTCTATGGCTAAGTTTTCAGTAGCCGATAATAGCGGCGGTAAGGCTGAGCCTCCGATCTGGTGGAAGGTCATAGCTTACCGATATGATGCGGACTTTTGCCGGGGTTTAAGAAAGGGCCAGCGGGTTACGGTTTTCGGTAAGGTAAAACCTTACACCTATACACACCGGGAGACAGGCGAACAGCGGCAAGCGTTGAGCATTTCGGCTAGTCATGTAGCCGCTGATAAATCGGAAAACGTGGTAAGCTTTTCTAGCGAGGAAACAGCCGGGGAGGAGATCCCTTTCTAAAGGGATCTTGCGGCTATGGGGGATCACGGGGATCGGCTATCGGATAAGCTGCCCCCGTGGTCTATCCCCTTACTTTTAATCGGCGGCGGCGGAGCTGCGGGCGTCGGCGGTATGTCTATTAGCTTCGGCGGCGCGGCAGATAAAAACGCGCAGGCTGTAGAGTTAGCGCAATGCGTCCCCGCCTCGGTAGAGTCGGAACTAGAAAACACGAAAGCAGAACTAGAGCAAGTAAGACGAGCGCTTAACGGAATGATCGATAGCCTTTTAGCTATTACTTCTGCCTGCGCTATTAAGGAGGACTAATGCAAAAGGGCCACGCGTGGAGTGTAATCCACAGTAGCGCAGACGATACTTGGCGAACGCCGCCAGAACTTTACGAAAGGCTAGATAGAGAGTTCTCCTTTAGCTTAGATGCCGCAGCGCTAGAAGGCTCTAAGCTTGCGCCTACTTGGTTAGGCCCTAATCACCCGGACCCGGATCGGAGGGACGCCCTTAACGTTAGCTGGGAGGGCGCTACTACGTTCCTCAATCCCCCTTACGGAAGAACTGTAGGCGACTGGATTAAGAAAGCTCACAAGGAAAGCAGGCGGGGATCTACCGTAGTAGTTTTAGTTATGGCCTGCACTGAGACTAGGTGGTTTAGAGAAATCGCTTGGAAGGCCGACGAGCTGCGATTCATTCAGGGCCGCGTAAAGTTTCTTAGAGGAGACGGAACGCCCGCGGCGGCCTCTCCTAAAGGATCGGTTTTGATCGTCTTTCGGCCTAACGTTCCCCCGGACGGATGGGCGGGCGGGCCTCGCTGTTCGCTGTTTATGTAAAAACCCCCGACGACCTAAGAAGGAAGACGGGGGTAGCTCTACTAGGGCCGACTCTAGAAGAGCATAACGAGAACGGCGAAACCGTAAGCGCTTAGCGCGAAACCCAAAATAGCGGCGGCGTCTTTTAATTTTCTACCTTTTCTAAGCATGCTTAAGCCCTCCTAATAGCTGCGCTTACTGTCGTTACCTGCTCTACTCCGGGTACGTTTTCCCCGGACTTAGCAGCCTTTCTAGCCTCGTCTTTTTTATATTTAGTAACTACCTCGGTATAGGTAAAGCGTTCAGGTAAGGCCGCTTCGTTCCATACTTGGAAGCTTTTTCTAACTACTCTAGAGGCCGTTCCTTGTGAGGTCCAGACTTTACCAGGCCTGCCCGCGTCTACTTCTTTTTGGAGAAGTTTAGCGATTAGATCGCGGATCTTTACCTGCGATTTTTTAGCGCGTTTTACCTGTAGCGCGGCGGCGTCTCTCGTAATCCGCGCCGCGTCTTCTCTTCCTTGGTAATGCGCGTCCGCTGCTACTAACCTAGCTACCGTTTCGGCTAAATGCCCGTCTAGAATTTTGGCCTCTAGCGCTTCGATCTCCGGGGTTATTTCGCCTTCGTTATCGGCTATAAACTGTTCTAGATTATCCAGATCGCTAACGATCTTAGCTACCTCTTTTTCTAGCTTCCATAGATTTTCCATTTCTAACGCCCTCCTTTATAGCGTTCCGGGTATCTATTCCGGATCCATTCTCGGATCTGTTCCTCCTCGTCTGCGGTCGTATAGATCAGCTTAGCGCCGTTCCTGTTTTCCATAGGACAGGATAAGCCTAAAGCTCTAGCAGCGGTTCTAAAGCTATGATCTCTCCATTCCGTCTCTATTAGGTTAGTCCCTTTCCGGTATCGCTTGGGCCTAGTTCCTGTTCCGTAATGGAAGCGGGATCGGCTATCGCTCTCCTCCTCTATCGCCTGCTTTACGTCGAACAGCGGAAACGGGATCGGCTTCTCGTTATCCTTTCTCTTTTGCTCTAGAAGATCGTCTACTGAAACCGACGCTAGAACGCCCACTAGATCGCTACTACATTTACTTAGAAGCTTTACCTCTGCTTCTGCGATCTGTGCGTCAATCTGCGCCCGCTCTTTTTTGAGCTGTTCGATCCCGTTAGCGATCTCTAAGTAAGCTCTAAGCTTATCTATAACTTCGTTATAATCTGCCATTTTATACCCTCCTAAAAGATAGATTTAGAGCCGTCGCCGTGGGCTTCTGCTTTTGTCGGCGCGTTTTCGTTAGACCACTTTTCGTAACTGTCGTAAGCTTCGGAATAAGCGGTAAGGATCTCAGCGCTTGCGCCTTTCTGTAGCCACTTCAAAACCTTAGATCTGGCTTCGCTATTCATTCGAGACGGACGCGGGCGCGGCGGTTCCATTTCGCTTAAAACCCACGCTAGCTTTTCGTAGTTCCAGTTAACGCCGTTAGGCCTGTTTACTTCAGATACCGCAGCGCAAAAGGCCGCCCGTTCTCTAGCCCATTCCGGATCCTTGTCGTCTTCTGCAATAGGCGACGGCGGAAGCGGTTTAGCTTTAGGTTTAGCCTTAGTAGGCGGATAGACTGGCTTAGCCTGTTTAGACTTCTGCTTAGCTTCTGCCTTCCTCGTCTGCTCTACCTTCTTAGGATCTTCCCCGTCGTCTTCCGGCTCGCTGTCAATGTTTAGGGCAGCCGCGCAATGATAGCGCCGGAGGTAGGTTAGGCTACTGCCTAGATCCTGTATGCCTTCCCGTCCTCCTATCGGGCCTTCTCCATAGCTTACGATAGAGCCCCCGCCTTCGTGGGTAATCTGCGTTAAAACCGAGGCCGCGATCTTACCGTTTTCTCCGCTGTTTATCGGGCCTGCGAACTGTAGAAAGCTAAGCCCCGATTTAGCTAGCGGGCCGCGGATAGCTTTCCTAATGTCTCCGATAGTAGAAAAGCGGTTTTTTAAATGCGGATTAATACCGGTTTTAGGGCAAGGCTCGATCAGGGCTTGCGCTTCTGCTAGTGCTTTATACAGGCTAGCTAACGCTTCTTCTGTCGGAGCAGTAACCGTAACGTGTCCTAGTTCCATCCTAATCATTGCTCCCCCTTTCCGCTGTTAAGGGAGTCGGCTTTTAGTTTCGGGCAGCTCTTCCGGCTATGGCCTTTCTCTCCGCAGTAAGTACAGGTGTAAACGCGCTTAGGTGTCAGCTCTTCCGCGCTTACTTCTAGAGACCCGTAGTTATAAGAGGCCTCCTCTAGCAGGGATTCTAGAGATCCATGCGTTGGATCCTGTTCGGATCGCTGGACCCATTCCATCGTTATTTTATAAAGCTTAGCCATTACTCCTCCTCTGTATCGGTAGAAGAGTAAGCGCCGTAGGCTCTAAAAACGATAACGACTGCGGGCAGCTTATGAGCTTTAATGGTGCGCTTATAGTGCAAGCTATAGACATTACGATATAAAATCTCTACGGTTTCTTCTTTATCTTCTTCCGTTTCGTTAGGCGCTAGCTCTAATCTGCGCCACTCTTCTAAGCTTAGCTCTACTAGTACGTCTACTAAACCTAGCGGCCTCTGCTCCGTGATAGGACGATAGGAGCCGGAGCCCCATAGTTCTACTTTTTGCGCGTCTATGCCTCTACTTTTTAGAATGTTAAGCGCTGCTAATAGACCGCGCTCGATCCGATAACTCATAATAAGACCCTCCTTAAGGCCGCTTAGGTTTATCCTAAGCATTCTTATAGTAAGTCTTTATAAGTTTTAAATCAACTTAAAATAATAAAAGTAGAACGAATGGACTACATAGAGCCTAAATGGAGCTGCGTTATTCCACTCGCCCCGAAAGGTAAGGGGCGGCCCCGCGTAGCCGTTATGGGGAGAGGAAGGGCTAGAGCTTACACCGATAAGGAAACTAAGCAATGGGAGAAAGACGCGGCGGTAGTTCTCCGCGCTTACTGGAAACGCCCGCCGCTTACCGGTCCTGTAGCTCTATGGATAGACGCCTATAAGCAGCGCCCTAAACGCCTTCTAAGGCTTTCGGATCCGTCCGGTCCTATCCCGGCTCCGGTTAAGCCGGACGCCGATAACATAGCTAAGATCACTGCGGACAGCGGAAACGGGATCCTTTATGAGGACGACGCGCAGATCTGCGCCTTGTATGTCCGAACCTTTTACACTGAAAAAGAAGGGACGCCGCGGGTAGAAATAAAACTAGCTACCCTTGACGCGTCTACTTAGTTAAGCTCCAATAGCTAGAAAGACCCACCTACTAGCGAGGGCTTACGCCCGCCCTTTAGGTAGCTCCTAAAGGGTACGCTAGGGGAGGGATTAAGGAGGGTTAGTGGAGCAGTGGACGCCCGCGCCGCAAGGCATGATAGCGGAGCTAGTAAAAAGGAAATGGGATAGCGGTAACCCCGCGCCTAAGATCGTCGGCTATTTATGGGCGTGGGCTATTATCCATAACGGCGGTAGCGTTAGTAGAAGAGAGCTAGCCGATTATATGGGCGTCTCGGAATGGAAGGCTAGACGCCTGCTAGAGGAAGTAGAGAAGGCTTATAAATCTTGGCTCTCTCCAAAAACCGCCCAAGCGCCGCCCAAGCGCCGCCGGTCTACCCCAAGTAAATCTAATAGCTTAGAACCTAAAACCGCCCAAGCTCCGCCCGCTCCTCTCCCTTCGCACGCGCGATCCTTAGATCATAAATATAAATCTAAATCTACATTAACTAAAGAGTCTAATAAGCCGGACCTTATTAGCCCTATCTGGGAAGAGGTTAATAAAATCTGGAGAGACTCTAAGCCCGGAGCCCGGGCGCTTAGGCTAACTAAGGGTAGGCGGAGTAAGTTAAACCAGCGGCTTAACGAGTCCTCTAAAGAAGAGTTCTTAGCGGTATGGAAGTGGCGCTGTAGTTCTAACCATAGTAGAGCCGTCGCCCTTCGTAAGGGCTCTTACGGGATTGATACAGTCCTTAGGGCGGAACGTTACGAGGAATACTTAGACTTTAGTAAGGAGTTAAATATCGTGGCCGATAAAATGCAGAAGCCGCCGCCGTTCGCGGATCCTTGGAATGATTTAGATCCGGAGCTGCGGGCGGCGTATATGGCCCGCGCACGGGCGGAAGCATTGCGAGAAATGCCGGAACTAAAGGCGCAGCTATCCGAGAAGCAATGGGCGGAGGCCGTTAAATCTATCGCCCGCGGTTATATGAAAAAGCGTAAAACCGCCTAACCTGTGATAGGTTAAGGAGGGGTCTAGTTATGCCTACGGAAAAAGAGAAAAAGATTTTAAATAGATACGGCGTTAAAGGTTTCGACGCGCCTAAGCGGACGCCTAAGCATAAGACTAAAAGTCATTTAGTAGTTACTAAGGTAGGCGGTAAGCCTAAGGTTATTCGCTTCGGAGCGCAGGGCGCGGACACTGCGCCGCGTGGCAGGAAAACAGAAACGAAAGCAGACAAGGCTAAGCGGGCCGCGTTTAGAAAGCGGCACGCGAAAGGCATTAAAAAAGGTAAATCCAGCGGCTCATATTGGGCGGCTAAAGTAAAATGGTAGGAGGATCGAGTTATGCCTATGGGACCGGCTAAGAAGTTTTACGGCGGTAAAAAGAACGGTAAGGGTAAGAAGAAAGGAAAGGGGCGATCCTATGCCTCCGCGGTCTAAGCTTACGCCGGAAGTAAAGCAGATCTTAGAAGAGGCGTTAGCCGCAGGACTAACTAAGAAGCTTTCTGCACAGCTAGCCGGGATCGGAGAGAGCACCTTACATCAATGGTTAAGGGAAGCCGATCATGACGACGAGAAAGCAGCGTTAGCGCAGTCGCTAAAAAAGGCGGAGGCCGTTAGCGCGGCCCATTCGTTAGCTGTAATAAACCAGGCAGCGCAGGAGGGATCGTGGCAGGCTGCCGCGTGGAAGCTAGAGCGTAGACACGGTTACCGGAAAGACGAACCCGTAAACCGAGAGCTAGAGCTAGAAGCAGCAGAAGAAGAAGCCATAGATCTTTCTACGCCGGAAGGCCGCGCCGCTGTTCTAGAGACGCTAGAGGCGCTTCCGCAGGAGCTGATCCTAGACGCGCTAAACCGTAAATCTGTAGGCGGTTAAATGCGCTGGCAGGACGATCCCGTTTTTTGTAGCTGGTTAGTTAGTCAGGGCTACGCAAGAAAGGAGGGTAAAGAAACGCGGCTAAGCCTATCCTTAGGGTTAGTTCTCTATATGTTCGAGGCTTACCGGTTAGGGGTTACTCGTGGTTCGTCTGTATGACTTTGAAATAACGGTAGACGGTATAAGGCTTTTTAAGCGGGCGGAATGGGGGAGAGATCCCGACGAGGCCTTTAGCGCTTTATTAGCTAATCTCCGCCGCCGCCTATCCTATCGCGTGCCCTCAGACGCGGACGTAAGTTACTCCGAGATCGCCGCCTACGTCGGCCCCTATATGGCTATAGGCGCGGAGCAGGGGGAAGCATGAACCTAACCAAGCTACGCCGCGCCGCTAAGCGATACGAGAAAGACGAGCTAGCTAAATACGTTTTAGAGCCGCCCGGTTTAGGCGGTATGTCGCCCGGACAGCGTAAGTTCCACGAGGATACTAGCCGCCGTCGTTTATGTATCGGCGGAAATCAGATTGGGAAGTCGAGGATCCTAAGTTACGAAATCTTAGCCCATGCTTTAGGCTGTCACGCCTTCCGCGAAACGCCGCAAGCGCCCAACGTAGGCTGGGTTATGGTGGCCGATCTGCGGACGGGATGGGCTAATATATCAAGTAAGATCAGGGAGCTACAGCCGCCCGGGGTACTGTCGGATCGTTGCATTTATGATCGGGCGCGTGGCTATCGTGTCGCAGGAAGTACAGCGATAGAGTTTAAGAACGGGTCTTTAGTTCGCGGCGTATCCGGCTCGCAGTCTTTAATAAGCCTTTCCGGTCATACTCTGGACTGGTTAGCAATAGACGAAATGCCCTTACAGGGGCACTTCTCCGAGGCGCGATCCCGCGTAGCTATTGGAGGAGTAGACGGAAAGGGCGGCCCGGTCTTTATGGCCTTTACCCCAATAGGCAGATCCGGCGGCTCTCTATGGCTTAGAAACGCCTTAGAGGGAAATCCGGACACGGGGGATCCTCCGGAGGAAACCGGCTGGAGCATTCAGCGGATCACGTTGAGCCCGGAGAACTGCCCCCATAGAGATCCCGATAGCATTAAAAACCAGATCGCCGCCTATGGGAAATTTGAGTATAACCAGCGCGTTTTAGGTCACTGGGTAGGCGTAGACTCTTCCCGCTGGATTACCTCCTTCGGAGAAGACTGCATTTTTAACGAGCTGCCTAAAGGCTTAGAAGAGCTGGGTTTAGGATGGGATCACGGGGAGCGCCCGGGTTCTAGTGTCGCATATCTGTGCGGATGGGACGGACATAGAGTCTACGTTTTAGCCGAGTGGACTAATAAAGAACGCGTAACGCCTAAGGAAGAGGCTAAGCAGATTAAAGAAATGATCGAGTCTTTCGGCTTAAGCCTGTATCAGATTGATCGCGCCGTGGGAGACAGTAACAGCGCGGGCCGCTTAGGGATGGGCTTTAGCGTTAACGAGATTCTAGAGCGGCAATTTGCCGCGCTTATAAATAAACCCGCGCCGCCCTTCCGGATTAAAGTACCGAGAAAGGGCCCGGGCAGCGTAAGAGCTAGAGCCCGAATCATTAATGCGGCCTGCGCGTCCGGCTCGTTTTTAGTGCACGAGTCTTGCTTAAACCTGATAAGTTCGCTTAAGCATTGGAGAGGGGAAGCGCATTCCGAATATAAACACGCCTTCGATAGCTGCGCTTATATTTCGGAAACTTGGTTAGGGACTACCGATCAAGGGATCGGATCCATGCTAATACTTTAAGGAGAGATCATGGCAGACAGTAAACCTAAAGCCCCAGCTAAGAAGACTAAAAAGGCCGCAGCTAAGAAGCCTGCGCCTAAGGTAGATTCCGCGGAGGCAGTAGAGATCGTTATTACTATCGGTAAAGCTGAGCCGCTTAAGCCTGCTCCGGGCGGGCATGCCTGGAACCTTAAGGGGGAAGAGGTTACGGAGGGCGGAGATCGTTACGCCGTTGCTAGACTTACGCTCCGCGATCTTGGAGATCTTGGTTTCTGTCGCAAAAAAAGATAGGCTTATTTTATGGATACTATCCCCGCTTACATACAGCCGGACGATCCTAGCGACCGGGCTAGATGGAGAGAGCAAGGCCTAAGGCTCCGGCTTCTTAATGGAAGCTACGGCGACGATCTAAGGGAAGAGGTAGAGAATACCTTTTCTAGTGAGTTGAGCGCAGATCTAGAAATCAACGTAGACAAGTCGCGTAATGCCTTCCTAATGGTTTACTCTCAGTTGAACGTAGCGTACAGCGAGACGCCAGAAGTAAGGGTAAAGGAAGACGCAGAAGCGGATCTGTCTGCTATCATAGGCCCGGAGTTATGGGGCCAACAGGTAACCGCGGGGCTTTACGTCTTAGCCATTAATGAAACCTTAGTAAGGCTAGACTTTAAACACTGGGCAGGAGATACCCGAGTTAGTTACCGCGTGGTTCCTCCCTCTATCGTTATCTGCAAGCCTTTACCGGATCGGCCCTCTGTTCCTGGCTATGTAGAAGAGCTTAGGATTAGAGACGGTTTCTATACCTTTGAGACTTGGGATGTAAGAGATCCGGCGGCTCCTGTTTTTAAAATAGAGCAGGTAGATAGCAACGGAGACAGGATCGACGTTACAGCGCGTTACGCTCCGCAGCTAGCCGCGGACGGGGCTTACCCTTACCGAGACACTAACGGCGCTCCGATCCTGCCTTACGTCCTGTACCATAAGCAGATCGATAGCTCTCGTTTATGGCATTACATGTCCGGCAGCGAGCTAAGCGCCGGAGCGTTACGCCTTGGAGCATTGTGGACGCACTGGGGAGACGGCTTTATCTCGGCGGCGCATCCACAGCGTTACGCCCTTGACGTGTCAAGTGCTGCAGGTGTAACGCGTACTATCTCCGGGGTTCCTTTAGAGGTAGTACCTACGGATCGTAAATCGATCCTGAAGTTTAAAAGCGACAGCCCTAGCGGGGGCTCTCTCGGTTCGTTTAGCGCTGCCTTCTCGCCCTTAGAAGCGGCGGCGGCTCTAACGCAGTGGGAGCAGAACCTAGCGATCTACGCCGGTCTTTCTCCCAGCGATCTAAACGTTACTAAAGCTGCGGCGTCGGGTTATTCCATCGTCGTCTCACGCGCAGGACTTCGCAGGCAGCAAAAGCTTATAGAGCCCTCCCTAAGGATCGGGGATACTCAGCTTCTAGCGACGGCGGCGCGGCTTGCTAACTTCTATACCGGATCTAACCTTCCGGAAGATCCAAGCGCTTACGCTATCCGTTACCGGTCGCTGCGTCCCTCCTTAGAGGAGAGGAAGGCAGAAGCCGACGCCCTTAAAGCGGAAGTAGACTTAGGGATCGCGTCTCGGATCGACGTGCTAAGAAAACTCCACCCGGAGATCGCAAGCGAGGAAGAAGCGCTAGAACGGCTTCTAAGGGTACGCGAAATAGAAAGAGAGCTTAGCGCCTTGGAAGCTATGGACGCGCCGCAGAACGCGGAGGAGGCCCCGCAAGCTGTCGAACAGCAGCAGCCGGAGCAGCAGCCGGAGCAGCAGCCGGAGCAGCAGCCGATCTTAGAAGAGGCGGAGAGGGTAAAGCTTACCGCCCTAAACGGTGCTCAGGTGACCAGCGCACAGGAGATCGTACAGGCAGTAGCGGATCGAATGCTTCCAAGAGAAAGCGGGATCTCTATGCTTTCCGCCTTCTTTAATCTACCCGAGGACGTAGCGGATCGGATTATGGGATCCGTAGGTCGCACGTTCTTTAGCCCCGAGCCCGATAATCCTAAGGAGGGATAATGGCAGACGATACGACGCAAAACGCGCCGACTACGAACGGCGCAGTAAAAACAGTAACGGCGGAAACGTCCGGACATTTAGTGCCGTCGTTTAGACTTAGCGAGGAAACTAACCGCAGGCAGGAGGCTATGACGCAGCGAGACGCAGCGCACGCGGAACTAGCAGAACTTCGTAAGAGCTACGAAAGCATGCAGAAAGAACTAGCCGCCTCAAAGTCTGCCCACTCTAGAGAGCTATCTTTACTCCGGCGCGGGTTTAAATCAGAATCGGTTATGCGGTTCATAGATCGCGAATATAGAGAAGCCGTTAAGGATCTCGCTCCGGACGCCGCGGGCCGCGACTTTGATACGTGGCTAGAAGCGCAAAAAGACGATCCTCTTTTTGCTCCTCATTTCGAGAGAGTAGGATCGGCAGCTACACCGGCTACGCCCGCGGAAGCTACGCCGCCTACGCCTAATGAGGTAGACTCTAACTTTATGGCGGCTATCCGTGCAGCTATGGCGGGTAACCCGGAGGCAGGCGCTACGGCTCCGCCTCAGGGAAGATCAAACGACTGGACCGCGGAGGAGATCCGCAGGCTCCGAGCTAGGAACAGAAAGCCCGGGCAGTCAGGCGGATCGCTTGGAGATAAGAAAGAAGAGATCCTAGCGACTTGGAGAGCTAAAGGCATTATCAAGTAACCATAGACAGGTTAACGGCTTGTCTGATAAAAAGTAACTATAGAGCCTATTACGGGACCGGCTCCGAAAACGCCGCATTTTAGAGGCTCGTCTAAAACATAAAACCCCTTAGGGAGTATCTAAAAAATGGCTAACGAAATCCTTATTTCCGATCTTAAAACTAACGGCGGCGCTGTAGAAGAAGTCCTTAGCGGACTTATCCAGGATGCGCTTTTCGACGCTACCGATCTCCGATCAGTCTGTAAGCTTATTCCTTACGAGACTATGGGATCTAACGTTATGGCGGTTACTATTGACGAGGCCCCCGGCGCTTTTGCGTCTACAGGTGAGGCGGCTAGCGTTGCTAACTCCGCTTATACTACCTCGCAATTTACGCTTACCGTAAGCAAGTATGCCCGGGCCTATGAGCTTAGCGATCTCGTCGCTATTGGCTCCGCTGCTATCGATCTGGATCGTATGGTGTCGAACCTTTCGCAAGGTGTCGCGCTTACTATGACCGATCTTATCTGTAACACTTTCTCAGGCTTTAGTAACACTGTAGGAACCTCCGGCGTAAATCTGTCAATTGACGACATTTACTCAGGTTTCTACCAGCTTATCTCAACGCTTAATAGTGGGCCTTACACCTGCGTTTTGAGTCCTACCCAGTTTAATGATATGCTGGCTAGCCTGCGCTCCGAGTCGGGAGCCGTGCAGTATGTACCGGCAACGGCTGAAATGCTTGCTTCTAAGGGGACTTCTTTCCGCGGGACGTGGCAAGGCTGTGATTTTTACGTTTCGGATAGCGTTCCTACAGCGAACGCAGGAGCGGATCATAACGGTCTTATGATGGGCGCGGATGCTATCGGCTATACTATGGCCCCCGTCTCTCTGCTTCAGGGACACGTTCCCGCCTCTAATATCTTGGTAGATGCCGGGGAACTTTTGGTAGAGCTGCACCGTGATAGCTACGGCGGGCAGACTGCCGCAATTGCTACCATGTACCCGGGCGCAGCGGAGATCGATGATAGCCGCGGCGTAGGTATCGTTACCGACGCGTAAACTAAATGGGGGCCGTCCCTACCTCCCACTGCTTAGCTTAGGACGTGTAGGCTATAGCAGCGGCTAGGGGCGGCCCTTCTTATCCTAAGGAGGGAGAAGAAAATGGCAGACACTATAGAACTTAGAGAGCCCACTAGAGAAAGGGCAGTAGCTAAAAAGCGGGAAGGCTTGCCGGTAGGTAAGAAGCTGCCGCCTAGTTATAAGTTCGTTTACGTTCATTATAATAGCCGCGGCGGTTGGAACTATGATCTAGAAAACGGGTTCCTTCCTAAGCTTAATAAGCTTATCGCTAAGCCCGGAGTTAACGGCGTACCGCATAACGGCGATCTTACTCCTGTTATTACTAAGGCTATTCAAAACGGCGCTAAGTATATTGATCCCGCCGATCCTGCTTTGGGAGAGGACTATCAATACTATGTGCGATCCTATCCTACGCGGACGGGTGGGAAATACTATGTAGACTTCCCGGTAAGGATTACGCTCCTCGCTAATGACGACGTGATCTTTAATAAAACAGAAACTAAAGATCCCTGGAATAAGTTTCTAGTCCATCTACGAGACGCGCAGATCGTCGAACCTTTGCACCGTGAAGTTTTTGCAGGCATGCTAGAAGCGGAACGCGCTAAGCGCGATCAGCTCTACGGACGGCTAGATCGTAATCCGCACCTTAAAGTAAAGGTAGAGCAGGCAGAAGCCCGGATCGATAAAATGCAGGAAGATTTTAAAACGTGGCAAGCTAAGCTGGCCGGAGACGTTGCACCTATTGAACTTACCGCTACAGTCGAGAAGGATTAACCGTGGATAAATTTAAAATGCAAGCCGCTAGAATCGGCTGTAAAAAAGCACTCGCTTACCTTGCTAACGCTAGCGTCTCCCGTGATCCGGAGGAGATCGCGGCGGCTGTCAAGCTTGCCCGCGCAGGAGTAGCAGAAGCTAGCGCAGCTCTCGGAGCTGAGAAGAAAAGCGCACCTAAAAAGGCTACCGCTAAGAAGAAAGCCGCGCCTAAAAAAAAGGCGGACTAATGGGCGAGAAGCAAGGAACTAGAGAGAAGATTGATAAAATGATCCGGCATTTCGTAGACCACGGAACTAATCCGCATTACGCGAAACAGAAGGCCCGAGAGGCCGCGATTAAAGACGAGAAACGCAAGCGGTAAACGCTAAAAACCTACCCTAAATAAGGATTTAAAAAAATGGCTTTCGACGGCTCTAACCCTATTAAAGATATGCGGCAGACTTGGAACCCGGGCGGCTGGGAAAAAGAAACGCTTGCAGGTAATAAAACGCTTACGCATGCCGACGCGCAGATGCTAGCACTTGACTGCGGCGGATCCGGTAGAGACGTGTTTCTCTCCGCTCCTCGTAATGGCGCTTGGGTCTGGATCTTTAACCATTCCGACGCCGCCGAAAATCTCAGCGTTAAACAGGCGGACGGCTCCACGCCCCTCGCTACTATTAACCAAAATGAGAGCGGGATCTTTTACTGTGATGCCGACGCCGCCGATAATAGCGCTAGCGGTTGGAAGCTTATGGCCCTTCTTACTATTGCTCTCGGTTAACTAAAATGCCTACTATCTATTCGGCCCGGTGGGAGGGTCCGTCTATTCTCGAAAAGAACGCGGCTAACGTTATTAAGTTAGACGTAGAGCATAGCGGATCCGCCGCCTCGTTAACTTCCGGCGTCCTGTACCTTTACGATCAGGGAGGGACGGCGCTAGTAGACGGGGTAGCCGGTACGGTAGGTAGCGGCACTTTTACTAGCGCTACTATTCCCGCTTCGGTAACGCAGGATAAAACGCTAGGTAAAGGCTACTCGATCCGCGTGGATCTGGTAATCGGTACGGAAACGATCAAGTGCTATAATGACGCGGTTTTAGCTATTGCAAGGCCGCAGAATCCGGTAGGTCAGACCGATCTAGTTAACAGACATAGCGAGGCCGCTAACCTGTTAGCCGGATCGTCTAACCTGCAAGGCTATCTAGACGCAGCTTATAGGGACGTGCTTAACTCGCTCTATCTTGCCGGGGTTCCTTATTGGACCTGGCGAACGCCCTCCGCGCTGCGGCCTGTTATTATTGCGCGTTCGTTTTCGATCCTGTTCCTTGACTATGCAACGCTTTTGCAGGGGGATGATCGTTACTATGCTCTGAGCCGCCATTATAACGAGATCTACGAACGGGAAATGAACGGCCTTAGAAGTATGATCGACGTTAGCGAGACTAATACGCTAGAGCCTGCGGCTACTACAGGATCGGCGGTTATTCTGCTAAGCGGATCTAGCCGCCGCCGTAGGACCGTTAGAAATGACTCCTAGCGCCTGCTTAGCTGCGCTCCGGGCTCGTCTTACTGCGGCGGGCTTAAATGAGGTTAGGAG